TCAGCGCCTCCAGGGACAGCACGAGGTTATATGCAAGGACAGAAACCGCAGCACATACGATATCACGACCCTGTTTGTCATATCCTGCATGGCCGCTGATATCTACTCCGGTACGCCCCATAGTTACTACAATCAAGTAACATCACCTCCAAAAGGCACAAAATACCGCGCAGTCAATATTGACCGGTGATATTAATGCCACATCACCAATTTATCATTGGGGATTTCCTTTTCCTTTGATATTCCTACAAGAGCATTACGCGCATGCATCACATGCCCTTTGCACCATTCATAGCCAGGCGGCAGGTGATAGCTTACAAGCTCCTCGGTCATAGAGTTAACCGATACATACCCTGGGGTCTCACTATCCTCCGGGTAGATTTCACACTCTATAATGGCACCATTTTTACTTATGTTTTTTAATTTTACCATGTATTTCACTCACTCATCTCCTTACCGTAGCAATTTGGGGTGGTATCTCTTGTACCGCTTATACATTCGACTTTATTGTACCATTTCTTCCTAATTTTGCAACAGCTTTTGCAGGTATTCTCCCGCCTGACATCCTCCCGAGACCGTCCATGTACACACGCTCCATCTGCGGCTGAAGGCCCATGTTTTTCGAGAATGCTTTGTATTCATGCAACGTCTGCAGATACTTTGCTTGAGCTGCCAGCACTGCATCGTGATCACCACCCTCTTTCAGGTATTTGATCCGTTCCCGCTGCGCCCGCATGGTTGTCTCCATCTCGCGTTGTCTCTGTCGACATGTATACCCATCATATTCCTTTCCTCTGTACTTTCTTATCCTGGCGTCATCCTCTCTAATATCCTCCAGTATCTCATCTGTATAAGTCCTGGTTGATATCCCACGGATAAAGGGCAGGTATGAATGCGTACAGTTTGCACCGCAGAGACCGGTCACACTGCCAAGGCCGCAAACAGATTCCAGTTCCCGGCGGCTGTATACCCTGCCCTGCCATACCGCATGCGTTGGCCGTGCACCGTAATGCGCTGTGACCTCGTAATCGTCCGTTTCCAGCTCTTTTGCAAGTTGTTCGTTGATTTTGTTGCTGAGATTATGCACGCCCGTCATAACAGCCTTACGTGCCGCCACGGGAGCACGGTTTGAATACCCGCTTGCATAGTCAACAGTCCGTATCCCTGAGCCTGTCATATCCCTGACAACACGGCGCAATACCGTGTTGTAATCAAAGGCACCAGATGCAATGTCCACGCAGGCCCTGTCCAAATACTGCTGATAGTATTCGGACAGTGGTGTAAATACCCTTTTCCCGTTTCCGTAATCCAGCGAAAATCCAAGGGACTGCGATATGTTCTTGATCTCCCCTTCCGTCTGGCTGACGATCGCGGATGACAGTCCCTGCAGCCAGTCATTCTCTTCGGGTGGGATAAACTGCTCGTTTACCTGCTCATACAGGCTCTTGTTACGCACATACTCCCAGTCTATCACTTTGTCGTACAGCGCAAACAGTTCTGGGTATGCTGCATCTAACAGCCTTTTCAGTTCATCCTCGATGAACGCATTGGAATTTCCCAGTATCTTGATACGGTTAAGCTGATAGTCTGCCGTTGAGGTTATCTCCCCGGTCTTCTTGATCCTCCTGACCACATCTGACATGATCCTGTCCTGGAGGCTGTAAAATAGCTTTTCCACCTGCAGGGGCAGGCTCCCCATTTCTTCCGGTCGCATCTACATCACTCCTGTATGTCATCCGGGAACTGTATCTTCGCAAGTGCCTTGACTGCCTGGTCCTCCGTCTCACCGAAACGCTTCATACGAAACTCCACCGGGCCGATGATCCCGGCAGCCAGGTCGGCTCTGAGCTGCTCCAGCTCGTACTTTTTATCCACAATAAGGGAATCATCCCAGTCACATGACACCTCTACTTTTCCAGGCGGGGCAAGGTGACCAAATTCCACCCACACCTCTATTGACCTGACAAGGGATCGGATAGCCTCCTCTGTACTATTCTGGATGTCCTTTACCGTGGAATAGGACCTTTGTTTACTGGTCTTGATCTCCTCCGCTGTCTTCTCCACGTTTTGCGGGTCAGACAGTGTGCCATATGCTAGGCCGCTGTTAAACTCCACTTTTTGTATGATACGGTTGTACCCGTTAAAAAAGCTCTGGTCACGGATATCTGGTGAATACACGTTGAACAGGGGCTTTCCGGTTGTGGGGTCAGCAATGCTGTTACCCATCGGATAATACAAGCGCTCCTGTCCTTTTGGAAGGAGTACTTCACCCTGTCGGTTTTTCTTAAAAAATTCATTCGACGCCTGGATGGCCGTCTCCTTTGATTTGTATTCCCAGAGCGTGGCCCCGTATATCTCGTCCGCATCCTGTATCTGTTTCTCAGCCCTGGAATAGACCGCCACTCCCAGAGGAGAATCCGGGTCTATGTTGTTTGCAAGTGGCATTTTGAGGTATGAGAAGAGCGTACAGTCCGCATTCTGAAATTCCTCGTATGGCGAAATGTCGGCCCACTCGTCAACAGTCTCCAGTTTTATTTCCGTGCCAAGCTGAACGATCTCATCGGTCTTTACGATAGCCTTTGTACTCACAAATGCCCGATTCTCAATGGTGTATCTGCCATCCCGCAGGCTATGGTATTCCAGCCTTGTGTATAGTTTCTTCCCCTTACGTCTAAATTCCGGGAAGATAGCCCCGGTCATCGCTCCAGAAGAATCAAACTCCGTTGGATAACAGTTACCGGCCCTCACCACATCCACTGCAACTGTATCGCCAGAGGGATATGGTTTGAAACAAATACCGCCTGCAGCACCGGCATACTCTACATATTTGCGGAGATTGCTTCGGAATCCTGTCAGTATTCCGTCTATAAATTCCGCCCTGGGACTGCCGCTGATCTCTATCTTTGCCTCGTTTGTAACAAGCCGGGCAAACTCAGAGCTGACAGCAGCAGGCAGGTTTAATCCCTTAACATCCTTACTGAGCCAGGGTGGCTTATTGCTATACATACGCTGCCAACGGTATATGGCGTCTGCCATCTCTGGTGACACCGCGATATCGACGCCCAGGGCCTTTTTTATGCTCTCATACTGTATCATGCTTATCACCTCACTCTCTATCGGATACAGGCAGGAATACGGCTATCAGGCCCCACATACCACATACAAGATACCTTGTGGCATCCGCAGCGTGGTCGTTGACCTTCAGCACTTCTTCTTTGCCCTTCTTGATGCTTTCGGGGTCATATTGGTATAACCCCAATTCTCTGATCAATTGTTTCTGATTCCGGTTAATGAGAATCCTCCGGAAAGAAAAGAATTTCTGTACACGACTGATCCCCAGTTTTACGTCGTTGAACGCCGGGATAACTTCTATGTGCGGCATGATCCGCCGCACCTCCTCAATGAGACCGGCTGCAGAAGGGTCGATGAATACCCAGCTCACCACCCGGTCGTATTCTTTTTCCAGTCGGTCGCAAAAGTCTTTCAGTTCTTTTGCGTATTCTGAGGGGGATTTCTGCCCCTCATCTCTGCCACAATGGTACCACTCATCCAAACCACGCAATGCCTGCCGGCTGTAATCCACACCGAACGCCTCGAATACCGTAGGGTTCTTCTGGCCGTAGTCAACGCCTACGCCAATCTCCCCGATTGTCTTTTTATCCTCATCAGGAAGGCCATCATAATAATGCAGCTCCGCATTGACCATGTAATAGACAAGATCATCTATGCCTATACTTTCTCCCAGCCACACCCAACGATACATCTTAGGGTCTGCCTGCTCCATCACTTCTGCCGATTCTATCAGATCCGGTCCCAACCAGTCCTCGGGCACGTCCTTATAATTTGTGTGGATGTGGATGCAGTCTGGTCGCTCCTCCATCTTGCGGCACCACTCGTTGATAGGAGCGTTAGGATTCTTCGGTGGATTGTAGAGATATATCATCTGGAACCCGCCCTGGTTACCCCTGACAAAGGTTGCCTCGATATTTGCCAGCTCTTCCTCTCCCTCACCGTCGTCAAAGAACTCTGTCAGCTCGTCCAGTACGACCAGTTTGATAGGCTTGTCCTCATCAATGATACCCTTTGTATCGTCCACTCCATCGGATCCGGAGAAATAAATAGTGTTGCCATTCTTTTTGTACGTGATCTCCATTGGGGATTTCCCGATCTTGAACCGCTTTTTGCTGACGCCCAGACGGTTGATACCTCGTATCATCTCTTTGTAAACCGTCTTGCGCAGCTTATTGTGGTGCTTACGCAGAACAACACAGGATGCGTTTTTCTCGTCCAGGATGCGGAAATCTGTGGCGATACTCACATAACTGGACTTTGTTCCAGCACGCCCGGAAGTAAGAATGATATGCCGATGTTTCCGGTCATTAAACAGGGGGAGATACTTTGGAATCACTATATCAGATATCTTAATCTGCTTCTTTTGGTGCATCATTGTATATCTCCACTCCTTCCTCTCCATCGTCGTCCTGCCCTTCTCGGTTTAATTTATCCACCTGGGCTTTTATAAGCTCCAGATGTGCGTCATCATACCCAAACTTATGCAATGCCTCTATGGCACGCTGGCGCCTTGCCTGCACCCTGGTAAGAGCCTCCTCAACTGCCTGTATCTGCCCAAGGATACCCGTAAATTCTCGCAAGTCTGTGATCTTGCCTTTTTCAAATCCTGCAGTGTATTTTGTCACTGTCATGCCCGGCGGAACTTTTGTTGAGATGACGCCTGGCTCGTCATCTTCTTCCTCTGGTGCGCATTCTTCCAATTCGCGCAGGCTATCTATGCGTTTCAGCATCCGGCGCTCCCGGACTGTTAAAAGCTGTATCTCCTGCAGTAAGAGCTGTTCTTTGTCAGGCTGTACCATACCGATAAGCCGCATCTCTTCTGGCTCCAGGGCATCAAAAAAGAGAGTCTCAAACTCTCCTGTCTTGACTGCATTCTTATTTCCCGGCGGACCTGTTCCACCGTGACCTACGGCATTTCTGTTGCCAGGCTGCCCGCCCTTCCTCCTTTGCGAACGTTCGCTTTTATTTAACGAGCGCTCGCTTCCCCACTTATATGTGCTCTTCCAACGCCGAACAGTCCCTTCCGGCAAATTTAGTTGACTTGCAATCTCAACTAATTTCTTTCCGTTCAGGTACATCTCCTTTGCCTTCACAGCTCGCTCATCCAATTTCCGCGGCACCCTCACCACCTCTCAATCGTTTCGTTTTGATGTATACAAAAAGAGCCAACCCGGAGGTGGACTCTCTAATTACTTCTCGTACTTCAACATATTTAATATTCTATTTTTTCTTTTCTTAGAAGACATTTTAGCTATACTCATTCTTTCAAAAGCATTCAATTTATTAAAATCTATATTAAATATTTTATTCAAAATGTTGTATGATATAAATAAAAAATTAGACAAATCATCAGATAGTCTACAAATAAAATCATTTCTATTCTTTAGAATATCTCCAAGAAAATTCAATTCTTTATCATATACAACCGCCTTATCATGTATATCGTTAGAATATTTTGCATAATAAGAATATATTTTTTCTATTTCTTTCTTTACATTTATATCTATATTTGTGTTACTATTAATATCTTCTTTAATATGCCTATAACTTGTTTTATTGATTTTTGAAACATCATTATTATTATAAAGTGAGTATACATATTTCAAAAATTGTTCTATAAAATATCTCATGCATGCGTATATTCCAATGCCATCATTTATTGGAAGATATAT